TGTACAATAACAATCCCGAAATGTGTACCAATGTACTAAACAAAATAGACAACCTAATGCACAAAATAAAAGTAGCTACTATTGATGAACTAGTAATGATAGATGCCTTAGTAGATAACTACTTCCAGAACAAAGAAGAACACAATAAAAACCAAACAGCAGAATTCACTAAATTAGATTAATATGTATATAAACATTGAAATAAAAGACACAGACCGTAAAGACTATTATAAATTCCTTATAAACGGATTAGACTTAGGAACTTGGGAACGCTCAGACCTTAGGCACTTGATAGAAGTAATAGACAATAAAATATAGACAATGAGATTAGACAAACTAAAACAAGCCGTAAATAAAAAATTTGATTTAGATATAGAAAACAAATCAAGAAAAAGAAAATATGTATATGCAAGAAAAATATTTTGTAAACTAGCAAGGGAAACAGGCGCAACCCTAAAAGCAATAGGAGAAGAAATAGACAATAAACACGACCTAGTATTATTCCACTGCAAAACAATAGATGTAATAGAATACCAATACAAAGATAAACACGATGAGCTAATTGATGAACTGGGATTAAATTTATCTAAACCGTTTGGCAATATAGAAAAAGCAAAAATTAAAAAACAAATATCTAAAACAATAGACAACGAAACATTGAAGCGTATTAAAGACATTACAGACGTGATAGCTGAATGGGATATAGAAATACTACAGGAGTTTAAGAAAACACGCCTAGACCCATTTAATACATCGTTAAAGACTAGAGTAATACCAAAGACTATAAAAGAAGTAAAAGGCGCGCTAGTAAATAGTAAATATAAAAACCCTGTGCTATGCTAATAACAAACGAGGACAATATGAAACTTATGGCTAGGTACGAAGATAATCACTTTGACCTTGCAATAGTAGACCCACCTTATGGGATTAATGCCGATAAACTGCAAAACAAAGCGGCAGAAAACAGAATAAAGGCAAATGGCAAAAATAAAAGTGGCAGAGGTTGGAAACAATATAAACAAACAAATTGGGATAATGAAATCCCAACAAATGAATATTTTAATCAATTGTTTAGAGTTTCAAAAAAACAAATAATTTGGGGTGGAAACTATTTTAAATATTTATGGAATTTTAGTAATTCATTTATTATTTGGAATAAAATGCAAAGGGATTTTTCTTTAGCAGATGGAGAAATGGCGTGGTTTTCAGAAACAAATAAAGCAATGAGAATTTTTGATTTTAGTAGGTGTGGTGCTTTAGCGGATAATAACAAAAATGGTGGACGTTTACACCCAACACAAAAACCCGTTAAACTTTACGAGTGGCTAATAATGAATTACGCTAAAGAGGGAGATAAGATATTAGATACTCATTTAGGAAGTGGAAGTATTGCTTTGGCTTGTCATAATTTAGGATATGATTTAACCGCTTGCGAACTAGATAAAGAATACTACGAGAAAGCTATAAAAAGAATAGAGCAGCACAAAGCACAAATAAGAATGTTCTAAAAAAAAATAATTCTGTTTATATATTAATAGGATTGATTAAACAATTCTATTTCAATATGGATAAAAGAAAAAACAACGGAGGCGCTAGAGAGGGTGCAGGGCGTAAACCAAAAGCACAAGAGCAAAAACTTATAGAGCGCTTAGACGCTATTATAAACAAAGACGAAGCAATAGGTAAACTAGGGGAATTAGTAGCTAAAGGCGATATGAGAGCCGTACAACTGTATTTAAGCTACCGTTATGGAAAACCTAAGGAAAGCGTAGACATTAACTCTAGCGAGGGCTTAAACATTAATTTTAGAGATTTAATAAAGTTCGTTGATTAAAGTAAAAAAGAAATATATGCCTATTGTTGATTCAGACAGTAGGTATTTTATTGTAAGTGGTGGGCGTGGTTCTGGAAAGTCTTTTTCAGTAAACGCCCTTTTAGTGATGCTTACTTATGAGCAAGGTCACACAATACTATTTACACGTTATACATTAACCTCAGCTTACATATCTATCATACCAGAATTTATAGACAAGCTAGAACAGTTCGGTTCAATAGCAGACTTCCACATAACCAAAGACGAGATACTAAATAAAAAGACAGGAAGTAAAATAATATTCAGAGGTATTAAAACATCTAGCGGTGACCAAACTGCTAACCTTAAATCATTACAAGGGATTACAACTTGGGTAGTTGATGAAGCAGAAGAACTAGTGGACGAACAAAAGTTTGATACTATTGATTTATCAGTAAGACAGCAAGGTAAACCAAACAGAATAATATTAATACTAAATCCAACTACAAAAGAACATTTTATATATAGACGTTTTTTTGAAGATAGAGGGGTGCAAGAGGGCAGTAATATAACTAAAGAAAATACTACATATATACATACCACCTACCAAGATAACATTGATAACTTATCTAAAAGCTATATTGAACAAATAGAGCAAATGAAGATAAGACGACCAGAGAAGTACAAACAACAAATGCTAGGTTCTTGGTTAAACAAAGCGGAAGGTGTTATATTTAATAATTGGAGTGTAGGGGAATTTAAGCACATAGGCACAAGCGTATGGGGACAGGATTATGGATTTGCAGCAGACCCAAGTACATTGGTTGAGGTCAATATCGATAGTTCTAACAAACGTATTTATTTAAAGGAATGTTTCTACTTACAAAGACTAACTACATCACAAATAGCACAACTTAATTTAAAACACGCTAGAGAGGGTTTAATCGTTGGAGATAGCGCAGAGCCTAGACTACTAAGCGAGATAAAAGCAAAGGGTTGTAATGTCCGCCCAAGCATAAAAGGTCAAGGAAGTATTACCTATGGCATTAGCTTATTACAGGACTATGATATTATAGTAAGCCCAGATAGTACGAACTTAATTAAGGAACTAAATAATTACAGGTGGCTAGAACGCAAATCAAATACTCCAATAGATAACTGGAATCATTTAATCGATGCGGTTCGTTATGCAGTAGGCTTTCAATTACAGAATCCAAACAGAGGAAAATATACAATATCTTAGTCACTAAAATAAATTAAAAAAGTTTATATATTAATATGGAAGTAAAGTTAAGCATACCAACAACATTAAATGAAATCACTCTAGGACAATATCAAGAGTTTTCAAAATTAGATATTACAAAGGAATCAGAAGTACAATCTAAGATGATTGAGATATTCTGTAAAGTACCTGTTGAGGTTGTACGCTCAATGAAAGCTAAAGATATAACGGATATTTGTACCGTCATAAACACTATGTTTGATGTAGAGCATCAGATGTTAAATAGGTTTCAAATGAACGGTAAAGATTACGGTTTTATACCAGACTTAGAAAATATAAGTTTTGGTGAGTATGTGGACTTGGATACGTTTATGGGTGATAACGATAACTTACATAGGGCTATGAATGTTTTATACAGACCTATTGATTTAAAACAAGGGCAGAGATATACGCTAAAAGAATACGACCCTGACACAAACGAAGATGCTAAGGACTATCCTTTAGATGCGTGTTTTGGTGCTATGGTTTTTTTTTACGATTTAGGGAAGGACTTATCGACAGTTATCCTGAACTCTTCGAGCAAACAGAACGAGGAGAATTTAGCGCAATATCTGGCTTCACTACAAAATGGGGATGGTACAATTCAATCTATGCAATCGCTAACGGAGATATTACAAGATTTGAAGATATCACTAAACTAAATGTACACGAGTGTTTAACTTACTTAACATATACAAAAGAGAAAAACGAAATTGAAGCAAGGAATATAAAAAACAAATTCAAATGAGCCAAACAGGAATAAGAGGTTATTACTTATTGACCCAAACTATTAAAGACGCTTTACTAGGCGATATAAACGTTAATACAGTTACAGAGGGTGATTTGTTTGATGTTGATTTGTCTAAGCAAACGATATTCCCTTTATCGCATTTAATAGTTAATACTGTCACAGCACAAGAAAGTGTTTTAAGGTTTAACATTTCTATCTTAGCAATGGATATAGTAGATGAAAGTAAAGAACCAACTTCAGATATATTTATAGGAAACAACAATGAGCAAGATGTTTTAAACACACAACTAGCAGTATTGAATAAGTTAGTACAGGTTTTAAGGCGTGGCGATTTATATAATGATAAATACCAATTAGAAGGTGATGCAAGTTTAGAACCGTTTGTAGATAGATTTGAAAACAAGGTAGCAGGATGGACTGCAACGTTTGATATATTTGTTAATAACGACATTGAAATATGTTAGCAGATAAATCTTTACAAGAAGAATTAAACAAGTTCGCTAAGTACGTTATACAGCAAAGCCGAAGCAACTTAACTAAGGGTGACTCTGATTATGGCACATACAACGACACTAAGACACTTTACAATAGTTTAAAGGGTAGCGTAATACCAACTAAAAACGGTGCTAACCTTAATATTGAAATGGCTGATTATGGTAAGTTCAAAGACAAAGGAGTAAGAGGGAAGTCATCAAGTAGCAAAGCACCAAACAGTCCATTTAAATTTGGTAGTGGTACAGGACGTAAAGGCGGTTTAACTGAGGCGATGGAGGGTTATGTTAAAAGGCGTAAAATACAGTTCAGAGATAGAAAGACAGGTAAGTTTTTAAGTTACGAAAGCACAGCATTTTTAATTGCTAGAAGTATATATCAAAAAGGAACTAAAGCTAGTTTGTTTTTTACTAAACCATTTGTCGCTGCATTTAAAAGGCTTCCAGATGAATTAATAAAAGCGTATTCTTTAGGCTTAGAAAAAGATTTAATAAAATTAACAAAACGATAAAATGGCAAAAATTAACACAAGAAGCCCTTATTATATATATTTAAATGAAAGCGATTTAACAAGTGCTAATTTAA